GTAAAGCTCTGCCCATAGACAAAGTATCAAGCCAACCCTTGGGGCTGATGCCGAACACCCACTTCAAAATTGCGCCATCGAACGGAGCGTTGTGGGCTAGCGCCAAGGAATTACCCCAATCGTACTGAGTAAGGAACTGGTGCAAGCTTTCAGCATCGCCGCTAAACCATTTGGGCTCGCCGTCATTTATCTGTACGGCTACGCCAATAGCCTCAAACTGAGGGCTACGAACGTACTCCTCTGTGGTAACTTTTGTTAGGCTGAACTCCCGAGAATAATATGTCTCAAAGTCAATCGTTAGGATGTTCATGCGGGGTCTTTCAATAGTTTCATCATGCCTTCTGCTGTCTCTAGATCTAAGCCTTTGGCTAGTGTCATACTTGTTCGCTTGCCGTTCTCAAAGTCCCATCGGTATATGGTGCATTTGCCGTACCTTCTTTTCATGTGGTACTCGGTGCGGTTAAGCTCTTGACCGAACAACTTATCTAGCGCGGGTAATAGTTCGTTAACCAACTGTTGTCGGCTTATTGGCATTGTTTTTCCATCCATGCCTTAAAGTCCTCTAGGTTTGTTTCGTAGATAACCGCAGTCTCGCCACCGGATTCTCTGATAGCCTTAAGGTTCTTTTCTTGTAGCGCAGTAGTTGTTCCCTTACCCGCCTTGGCTTCGATCGCTAGGAACTTGCCGTTCACACAGCACAGGAAGTCAGGCACACCGCTATTGCCGTAGCCAGTACCAATCGGCATGGCGTAGTAGATGTTATGTGCTTTGAGGATTGCCTTGATCTTGGCTTTAACTTTGGCTTCAGGTGTTAGCGCCATAGATCATGCTCCTCCAAACTGAGACTGAGGGCATGTGGTTGTGCGACTTGGTCGGCGTCGTGTAACCATTGTGGGCAACCCAACCCAAAGTTTTTAACGTGCGTACGCCTGATACCCATACGTTGGGATGCAGTTCTTTGGGGCGGAATAGTTTGTTGTTTGCGCAGTACTCTCTGAACTCATCACCAAGTACAAGGGGCTTGGTTGCCAACAACTGCTCGGCTAACTCTAAGTAGCGTTCGACAAACTCGGGGCTTGTCTTGTTAGCCTTTGACCAACACTTGTCAGCGAGGGCAAGTGCATTGTCCATACGTTCGCTCATCTGATACTCCAAAAAGTTTTCGAGCACAGATCATAACACAGCGTTTGACAAAGTCAATAGTACAGACGTAAAAAAGCCACCCGAAGGTGGCTAGTGTTTTCCCTAACTTCTAACAAATGTTAGGACAGGCTTTGAATCTCTCGGTTCAAATACCACAGCGCTTTCTCAAGGTCTTGCTTGCGATTGCCTTTGTGGTCGGCACGTGTGATGTACTTCACCACGTTGCCTAAGTTGTACCCAAGATTCTTTGCCTCAATAAAGTCGATCGTTTCAATTCCACCTACTTTGTAATGCGCAGGGTGATTAACGGGGTCGGCTTTTGGCTCAAACATTTCGATTTGAGTCTGGCGGGCTCTTGCTCTAAGTAGCGTTCCATAGGTTAGTTCAGCAATACGCTCGGGGGTTACACCCGTTGTTGTATCTTTGACTAATGGAATGCTTGAAGTGGTGGTCATAAGTTTTGTCCACTTAGCCTTCTTAGCCAAGGCTCTCTTAACTTTGGCTTTCTTCTTTGCAGTCCACATTACTGTATACACGTATTGCAGTGCAACACCAACGGCTTCGGCAATCTGCTTTGGCTTGGCGTTTGGGTTCTTCGCTACGTACTCACGTACTTGTTGCGCTTTGGTTTTTGCTTTGGTTGCTAATTCAATCATGGTTCACTCCTGTTTGGTTGTTAACGTACTCGGTAAGAATTTCTCGCATCTTGGCTTGCTTTGTATACGCATGGTGTGTGTTGAAGTAATCCATCACATCCTTTGGTAGACGCAAGCTCGTACAGAACAGCGCGGGTTTCTTACCAATCCCTCGCCCTCTGCGTTTTTGTTCCGGTTTCAAATACTCAATTCCTGTTGTCATTGCTACTCCTTTCAAACATTTCGTAATACTTCTTCGGTAACAAAGCTTTTCTATCTAGCTCTGCACGTAGCCACTCGGCTCCACCAAGTTGTTTGAATATCATCCATTGCCTGTCAGACATTCTTACGTATCGGTGATTCAATGGTTCAGGCGGTTTAGGTCTTGGCATTTTTCAAGTTCCTTTTGGTTACTCTATTAGCCCAACACGATGAGCATGACCACATAGTCGGTGACAACTCAATGCCACCTTCGGGGGGTTTCATCTCTTCGCATTTACCGCATAGCTTGTACTTGTGCATCGCTTGCCTACTACCGATACCAAGCTGATGCCTTGTGAATCCGTTCATTCTTCTAGTACTCCATCTAATACTTCACAAATCCTGTCCAACATTTCTTCCATGTGTACAGTTGTCCAATTCGTAGTCCGCTTAATATCAACCAACGCTAGGTAATAGTCCTCACCTTTGAGCGCATGTTTGAGTTTGGCTTCGTCTTGTGGATACGTGAACTCAAGTACGGCTTTCATACGCTGCCCCTTTGGTGATGCGTATAAGTAAGCGAGCCTTACGGAATGTCCTACGAATGTCTGTCTGTGCGGCACTCACCCATTTAAACTTTGGGTCGTTACACCCCCGTAGGGGTATAGCTTTCGAACTGTATTTCAACTCTTGCATTTCATTCTCCTTCTCTAACATTTGTTAGGTCATCGACCAACAACACAAAGATTTCACTAGTCACTCGGCAACCTATGTCGGTGAGATACTCTTCGTCTTGTACCAACTTGAGCATGCCCATCTTCATACGCATATCCAAGGGGAGCGTATTATCTTCATATAAATCTACTTTGTCACCTATTTTTACTAGGTACTTACCTGAGTCTTTGACTACTAGCGCAGTCTTACTATTACCAAAGTCCTCCTGAACACGCTCGATGGTTTTCATCTCGGTGTCTAGCTTCTGTAAGCGCTCTTCAGCATCCAGTACTTTCTTCTTGGTAGCAAGCAAGGCTTCCTTCTCTATGAACTCCATGAATACCCGATAGCCTTTGTTCTCAACCCACGCCAACATCTCGTCTTTTATGATGCTTCTGTGGCTATGTTGCTCTCGTTGCTTGGAATACGATGCCCGTGACACTACACGTTCTGCCGCATCCTTAGCCTTCTGTATGCGCTCGGCAGGGTTCATCTTGCCAAACATCTTCTTCGCCATGAGGATAGCTTTGTCTGCATCTTGCGTACGATAAGAGTCACTACGTTGTCTGCCCTTACCAATACGATCGTTACAGATAGCAATAACCTTCCCGCGCTGACCCATGTACGATAAGCCGATAGTGCCTAGTTCTTCACCATCTAGCTTGACCGAGAACCCTGATGCCACTCGGTTACTTCCAGTACCCAAACCACTGCTATTGATAACGAAAGTCCACAATGGATTTAGCGTAGCCAGTCGGCTAACCACAGGGTCAAGCATCCCATACACCCCTGACAACTTCAACCCTTCTCTATCCAAAGACTTCTGCAAGTCTTCACCAATAACTACGTTGCTCAAACTCAATGTATTCATACTCATATTCAGTTACTCCTAACAAATGTTATTACCACTCAAACTTACCAAGAATCGCATCCACCTTGGCCTTCAAATTCTCACGCACCACGGGGCTGTCCTTAACTTCCTCAATGTCAGCACCAAGCATGGCTAGTTCTACTTGCCTACGTGCTTCTTCCAACTTGGGGTCGTTAGTGATGTTCAGCTTCGTCAACAACTCACACAACTCCAATGGGTTGCTAATCAATGAGTCGTGATAACGCTTCTTCCCGTCACCTGAGTCTTCCAACTTCTTGGACATACCCAAGAGAACTTCGTGCAGGCGTTCCCATGGTGTGCGCATTGCTTCGGCCAGCTTCTCCGAGTACTGCACCTCGTATGCAGATCTCATTTCCTCTAAGTCATGCGCAGGAATGTCTAAGCGAAAGTCGCCCGCCTCGGGCAAAGGCTTCACGCTACGTCTAAAGCTGAACTTCTTCCTAACTTCTGTTAGGTCGGGGTAGTCCTCTGCCTTGTACATAGAACCCAAGTT